CGTGACAACTTCTTACTACCAGATCAGAGCAATTGAGGACTACCTGTTCCCATACCGCAACGGCGAAGCCACAGTTGAGATAGTCGGCACTTGGGGCTGGACCGCAGTGCCAATTGCAATTACTCAGGCAACTGTCATTCTTGCCTCAAGAATTTTCAAGCGACTTGACTCGCCTCTAGGAATTATCAGCGGAGAGCTTGGCTCGATGCGTGTCGGCTTCAGACTCGACCCAGATGTCCAGCACCTAGTTGACCCATACCGCAAAATCAGGATGGCATAGTGGCCTCAATCACAGAGCTGCGTGATGGACTTGCTACGAACCTAGCAACCATTCCGGGGCTAAGAGTTTCCCCAACTATCCCCGACAACCCATCGCCTCCAATCGCAATCGTGCAACTTGCAAGAGTGCAGTATCACCAAGACTTCAAGCGAGGAATGACCGAATACAACTTTGCCGTTCAGGTAGTTGTTGGCAGGGTAGATGAAAGAACTGCTCAAAGAAATCTCGATGCCTACTGCTCAAGCACCGGAGACTCATCCGTTTCGCTTGCGGTAGAATCGGATAGGACACTAGGCGGAAAGGCCTTTGACTGCATAGTGACCGAAATGACGAACTACGGATCAGTGCTGATTTCAGATGTTACTTATCTGGCAGCCGAGTTCAATGTTCGTGTGTTAGCTAACTAATTAGGAGAAAATAAATGGCAAAGCAAATCCTGACGGATGTTGTTGTCCAGCTCAACGGAACTGCAATCTCGCAGAATGTAAACTCTGTTGAACTAACCACCACTTCCGATGCCATTGAGACCACTTCTTTCGGCAGCTCCGGCTGGCGTGAATACAAGGGTGGACTCAAGTCTGGCTCAGTAACCCTGTCAATGCACAACGACTACGCTTCAACGGCTTTGGACAGCGTTCTTTACAACCTGTTCAACACCATTGCAACAGTCACCATCAACCCTGCTGGAACACCAACCGGAACTTCTACTCCAAAGTATGAGTTCACTGTCCTAGTTGACAATGTTGCTCCTGTTTCGGGTGCTGTTGGAGACCTAGCAGTTCAGAACCTGACTTGGACCATCACTGGTGCAGTCACTAGAGGAACATCAGCCTAGATAACTAAATAAGAAAGGAGACCAAGATGAGGATGCAGCTACAGGTCGAGTTCAATGACGAGACCAAAAAGGATGTCAAGATAATCATGGCTGACATGGTTAAGTTTGAGTCCGAGCAGAACATCAGCATTGCGAAGCTAGGGCAGGAAGGTAAAGTTACTCACCTGCTCTGGCTCGCTTGGTCAGCTCTAACCAGAGAGAAGCAAACAACTTTAGGCTTTGACGCTTGGGTTGAAACAGTTGCTTCAATCGGAGCAGTTGACCCAAAAGCATAGAAGGGCTTGGCGATAGCTCGGCTCATTGGTATTTAGTAAACATTGCCTATGAGTTCAAAATCAGCCCGCTTGAGTTACTAAAACTTGACGAGAGAATGCTTTGGACAATGGGCCGCTTCCTGATCTGGAGAGCGCAAGAACTTAGCAAGAAGTAGAGACCGACCTTTCGGGGTCGGTTTTCTATTAGGTAGAATTGACCAGAGGTCTCGATGATAAAAACAACCGCTACAGTCAGCGCATCTGACATTAGAACGCTAAAGCGCAACCTCAATGACATCGAGCCTGACCTTAGAAAGCAATTTGTCAAAGACATCAAATCCGTTGGAACTGATGCCGCACAGACAATCAAGAGCGCAATCAGAACAGTAACCCCGCTAAGCGGAATGATTAGTCACTACGGCGTGACCGCTTGGGGACAGGGCAAACCCATTGACTAAACGACTGTCAGGTCAAAGCTCAGGGCTGGCGGAAGTAGCCTGAACGCATCTCTAGTGGCCGTTCGCATAAACTCCGCAGCCGTCAACATCTTCGACATGGCTGGCAGATCAGGAGCTTATGTCGGGCAGGGTAAAAGAAGAAGCGGAACAACCCCGGTTGTAAGGCGCACAGCGTCAGGTGACCTAGTTGCCTATGCTCGCAGAACCCCAGTCGAGGCGGGTCGAAAGTTCATCGCAAACCTCAACTCAGCAGCAGGCATCCTAAAGAGGTCTGCCTCACGCATTGCTTGGCCTTCGGTGGAGAAAGATTTACCACAATACGAAAAGCGCATTGACGGAATTGTGTCGGCCTATTACCGCACAGCGAACAGGAAGTTTGACTAATGGCAGTAAATGTAGTCCTCAAATCTGTCTGGGATGACAAGGGTGTCAAGTCTGCCCTCAATGAGTTCAAAGATTTTGGCAAAGGCGTAGGGGTTGCGTTCGCTGCCGTTACCGCTGCCACCGCTGCTGCTGCCACAGCACTAATCAAGTTCGGCTCAGACTCAATCGCTGCTGCCGAGAATGTCGCACAGGCTAACAACCGACTTGAGCAGGTTGCTAAGTCAATGAACCTGTTTGGATCGCAGACATCTGCGGTCACTCAGAGAATCATCGAGTTTGCCGAGGCTAACGAACTATCCCTAGCGGTTGACGCTGAAGTCATCAAGCAAGCTCAGGCCAAACTCCTAACCTTCAAGAACCTAGCTCAGAGCGCAGACGAAACAGGCGGAGCGTTTGACCGGGCAACAATGGCTGCAATTGACCTAGCAGCCGCTGGATTTGGCTCGGCAGAGACTAACGCAACTCAGCTCGGAAAAGCCCTGCAAGACCCCATCAAAGGCCTTACAGCCCTAACTAGATCGGGTGTGACTTTCACGCAGGAGGAAAGAAACAAGATAAAGGTCATGGTCGAGTCGGGACAAGTTCTCGAAGCTCAGAACATGATTCTCTCTGCTATCGAAACTCAGGTCGGCGGAACTGCTGCTGCAACAGCTAAAGCATCAGACAAGATGAAGCTGGCCTTTGACAACATCTCTGAGGCTGTCGGTGCTGCCCTTCTGCCTGTCTTCCAAGAGTTCTCAAACGAACTAATCAAAATCACGCCAGAGCTGGAGAAGGCACTCGCTCCCGCTGCTGCTGAAATCGCAGACATCTTCCGCACCGAAGTCCTGCCTGCCATCCAAGACTTCACTCGCTGGCTTGCCTCACCAGAGGGAACACAAACCCTAAGAGATTTGACCATCGCAATCATTGACAGCATCAAAGCCCTCATTGACTTCATCGGTTGGGTGGTGCAGAACAAAGATGCGATAGTTCTATTCACCTCAGTAATCGCTGCCCTAGTCGTAACCTACAAAGCCGTCACAATTGCAACCGGGCTGTTTCAGGCAGCGATGGTGTTGCTACAGAAGCAGGTCGTAACCACAACCGCAACGACAACAGCCTTCAGCGCAGCCCTCAAACTTCTGCCATTCGCAGCTATGGTCACAGGCGCAGTTCTGCTGACCTCAAGTTTGGCTGACTACTCACAGCAGGTTTACGGATCAAAGGTAAACACCGAGGGCATGACCAAAGCACAGGCTCAGAACGCTGTGCAGGTCGAGAGCCTTAGAAGACTGCTTGGTCAGTATGAGCTTGCACTAGAAAGCTCAACCGCTGCCAACCGAGACCTAGCAATCAACGGCGTGGCTGCTGTTAGGGCTGAGCTTGCTCGCACCGAACTTGCAATCCGAACCACAGTCGGAGAGCTAAATCGCTTCAACAACATGAACCTTGACCGCATCAAGAATGAGATTAGAGAATCGGCAGGTGAGCTAAACAGGTTCAATAACTTGCTCAAGGGCATTCAGGGTGGCGGTTCTGTTTCCCTGCCACCGATAAACATCCCCGCTCCGGTGCAAACCCCACGCACTCCGTCTGGAGGAGGCGGCGGCGGTGGAGGTGGTGGCTCTACCACTACAACCCCAAGACCTTTCGTTGACATTCCTGCGGGGGCTACGGCTGCTGCTGAGCTGATCAACGATGCAACAGGAATCCTGATTGACGCATTTTCAGATGTTGACAAGGTTCTTGCTTACCTGACTTCAAGAATCGAAGCGGCAACTCAGTTCGCAAACGAGTCTGCAATCCGAGGCGAGACCGCTGCTGCAATGGGAGCTTTAGAAACACGCAATCTGTTCCGCAGTCAGGCAGAGCTTCTGAGAACTCAGGGCGCAAACGCAGTCGGCACAATCATCAACATAAATGTCAAGACCGACTCAACGCAGTCTTTGGCAATGGTTGGTAAGACTTTGGGTAACACCATCACCAAGTATGTTTCCGCAGGTGGTCAAGTTCTAGTGAGTCCGACAAATTGAGCCAGCCAGTCCAGAAGGTAGAGCTTGGATTTGACATTCTCTCGTCAGGTCTTGGCCCTTACTTCATCCTTGACGATCCGATAAAGGGCAAGCTAAACAACACCGAATACCTTTTGGCAGGTGTCCTGTTCTTCGATGTGACAAACCTTGTTCAGTCGGTAGCAATCCAGCGAGGCAAGAACCGCCAGCTAGACCAGTTCGAGTCAGGGTTAGCAAACATAGTCTTCAATAACAATGACCGCACCTTTGACCCTGAGTATGCAGCTAGCCCATTCGCAGGACAGATTATTCCTAAGAGACAGGTAAGAATAAGCTCAGGGAATCTCATTCAGTTCTATGGGCTGATTGACGACTGGAACCTAACCTACGAACCAAACGGCGATTCAATCGCTGCTGCTGCCTGCTCAGATGCAACAGCCTCATTCGCATCACAGACGCTCTTCACCAGAACAAACACTGCCCAGAAGTCAGGGGCAAGAATAAATGAAATCCTTTCCCTGCCTGAGATTGACTGGCCTCTATCCCTGCGTCAAATTGACACGGGACAGATGACCCTTGGTGCTGACACAATCGCTGACAACACAAACGCTCTCGAATACTTCCGTCTCATCGAGCAGTCAGAGCCTGGTGCATTCTTCATCGGTAAAGACGGTTCGGTTGTTTTCAAAGACCGCATCACTGCACCTCTAACCGATGGCGTAGTTCTTTCAGATGACGGAACCGGCATCCCCTATCAGACCATCCGAGTTCAATACGGTTCGGAGCTTTTGGCAAATGAGATTGTGCTTGAGTCTGCAATTACAACAACGCAGGTAACACAACAAGACCTCGAC